TCTGTTTCAGCTTTGTTGAAGTTAATGGTGCCCGAGGTGTCCTTGTAACTTGCGTCAGAGAACCATACACCAGAAGATTTACTCAATCCTCTAAGGTTGACGGCGAATGAAGCAGACATCTCTTCCATCGTCTTACCGTGATAAGTAGTATGGAAAACGATCCCCATAGTGGAGGCTAGTATCTGTGATGCACTTTCCATTGGCACAGCATATACTATCGTATTCGGTTGGAAAGTTATGTATTGCTTTCCATCTATTGTTTTCTTTTCTAAATCTTCCTGTGTGAACATCATGTCACCTTGGAGTACATCTGTAATACCAAGTTTAGACAGTTCAGTGAGTGCCACCTTTAGTTTTTGGTTCAGACCAGTGCCCGGATGATTACGGTCAATGTCATCTGCTGTATAATTGATCTTCGCATCCTTGTTGAACACACCTTTCGTTCCAACAAAGAACTGACCATTTTCAGGGTTAATTCCTGCGAAGACAGCTGGGGCGCCATCCCACTTAACTGTCACATTAACGCTGGATTTTGCATGTCCAGCGAGCATATCTCTTAGAGACTGAAGGAAGTTGATTGCTCCCCTCGTTCCTATTACGCCATTATTTAGAACTTCGTCTTCTAGATGCTCTAAATGTAGGTTCTTTGCTTCTGTAAGGAATCCATCAAAAGTCAGCATGTTTGACTCTCCTGTATGCTGATGCTAAGGATTCGTATTGGTAATTCTCTGAAGTTTCCTTTGATGCTCGTTTCTCATCAACTTTACTTGAAACACAACCCCTCATATCTTTACCAAACCCACTCGCAACTTTTTGTCCTGTTCCAGCAGTTCTAAATGTATCTTCTGCTAAAACTCTTTCTCCCTTATCATCTTGTATAAGGATATTTCCTTTTTTTTCATCAATCTTACATCGTTTTCTTAAATGTTCTTTTAGAGCTTCTTTATCTTCTGTATCACCTGTATATCCACTTTGTTCAGCTAAACATCCTCTAATCTGACTTGGTTGGGCCCCCCTAATACCCATTTGAATTATCATTTTACCATCTCCACCGTCAATGTAACTATTAAAATGCATTGCGTCCATAACTGTGTCAACATAACCTTGAGCATGGGGCCCATTATCGTCGCCAGGTTTTGGTTTTCCACCATCTGCCTTATAAACATCTTCTATTACTTGTCGGTGAGCTTGAGATACTGCCTCTTTTTCATCAGTTTTAAGTTTTACACATTCTGCGAGGCCACCTTTTGTTGCATTTTCATTTTTTTCTCCTAATTTTGTATAGAGTCTTCCAAAAGAATTATAAGTTACTGCTTCAATAGCGGGAGTATCTTCATATTCTGGGCCATCAGGGTCTGCTTCCCTTTCTTTTTTATCTCTTTTTTGAAATACTGGTTTCTCTTTACCTCCTGAATCAGTGTACATAGCCGGTGGTTTATCTGTAGGCTTTGCTCCCTTTTCTATTGCTTCGTATAATCTTTCATTAGCTTCATCATATTGTCCTTGTCGTTCTTTGACATACCTATTTCTCAATTCTAATTTTTCTTTAGCATTCTTTGGAAACATCCCTGACGGAGCTGTTATCCCATTCTTTTTCAACCATTTAGCGTAATCACTCTTTGGTTTGTCAATATCATCCATATACTTATCATCAAGATCTGATATAGCATCTATCAGTTCATCATCAATCGGAACATCAGCACCACCCCGTGCAGCATTAATCTTTGTTTCTCTAACTTTTTTAATATTTTCATCAAGAGACTTTGTTACTGTTTTTGCTACATCCTCTCCATATCTGTCTTTTATTACATTAAATCTTTTTGCAGGTGTAGTGTTATTCTGTGGGTCTTTTAGGTCACTACCCTTCTTATTTGAAATTGATACTATATGAGTTCTACCTTCTTTATCTACTCCTACTGTATAAGTATCATGATATTTTCTGAAATGTTGAAAGTCTGCTAGTTCTTGTTTGTAGTAAGCTTTGTCTTCATCTGATTTTGATGCTTTCAGTTTAGTTTCTAAATCTCCTGCAATTTTATTATCAATGTCTCCTGTAGATTGCAACGTAGTCATTGGTTTAGAAGTATCCATATTGGTATCTTCTTTTAGAATTTTCCTTGTAGCCAATCCACCATCATAAGCAGCCTTCATCCACGATTTGTAATCTTTATCTTTACCCCCAAACCCTTTCTTCATAAAAAATACATTATTGGATTTTGGGGGTTTGTTGGGTGGTGATTTCTTAATTTTTGCAAGTTCTGTATCTGCAAATACCTCGCGTGTAGCAAGATAATCTATCCCCTCTGGTGATTCTGAATCAAGACCTAAAGCCTTTAAGTCTTCCTTATCTGATGTTAATATCTTTGATGATGCTATTTCTTTCTTCTTCGCTTCAATAGCATCAGAATTTTCCTCTTTGAACTTATCATTATCAAGACTGTTTAATACATTACAATAAACAGCTTCTCCCTGACTAGCACTTTGTCCACCAGCACCAGCAACACCCGAAGCCCTCTTTTTTTCTAAATCTGATTGAAGTTTATTGATACCCTTAACCGATTCTGGTTCTGTACCTGTAAATGGGACTATTGCTGGAGTTCCACCTGCAACATTTTTACTTGTTTGTTTCTTTTCTGGTTTTTTCTTCTTTGGTTTCTCTTCTGGTGGAGTATCGGTTGGTTCTTCTTCATCACCACTAACTGCCACCAATTTATCACCATCTGTCCTTGCAACAGTTTTGCCACCTTTTTCTTTTGCCCAAGCACCTCCACCTTTACTTACTAATCCAGCCTTTTGTGCTTTTTGTCGTGGAGTTAGTGGTTTTTCTTCTGATAAATTCAAAGACTCTAGTATTCTCGTATAGATGCCCATTTTAACTCCAAAAAAGATTATAACTTACTACTTTATTTATAATTATCTCAACCTGCTATTGGGCTAGGTGGGTCTGGTGGGTCTGATTTTGGCATTATGCAACATTTCTGGTGAGCTTCGATGAAAACCTCAGCTTCAAGATCATACCAACCTATGCATGTCTCATCATCCATTATTTCTGCGACCAGATTACCGTACTGGTCTTCCATAATGTAAACGAAATTGTTGATAAATGTGTGGGATTTGTCTGTGATGAATAGGCAGTGAGCCATTACACCAAGTTCTGGATAGATATAATAATGGCCTGGTTCAAAGGCCATTACGGCGGGAGCATTTGCTAAAGAATTTTTAAACTTCTCCTTTCTATATTCAGCTAAATCTACTATATTATTCTGGCTCACCCGTAACCTTCAGTGGAAAGTTATGTTCACGGGCAGATTCTGTTACATCGTATATCTTGGATTCGGCTATCTGATAGTCATAAATTCCAGCAATAGCCTTGCCTTGTTTGTGTACTTCTAACATGATAGAGTTCGCTTCCGGCTCAGATTTACTAAAATATGCCTGCAGTGACCATAAAACGAACTCCATTGATGTATAGTCATCGTTATGGTAAATTACCTTGAATTTATTTGGTATGCGTGGGTCTTTCTTTTTCTTCTTTTCCGGCGGTCTATCCAATACTTCAGCATCATCTACTGAGTCTATGTGTTCCATATTACATTTCTGTATTGATGGTTAGCTTCTCTGGTGCTTGTTGGATTGGAGCTGGGCCCGGTTGCTGCTGTTGTTTTGCCATTTCTTGTTGTTTCTCGTAAGATCCCTTATCTATGAAATCAGCATTGAATGATATGCTTCTTCGCTCTTGGTCACCTTCAGTCTTGAATGGATACACACAATGCTGGAGATGCGAAGGAAACAGGAAAAATTCACCGACTGTTGGTTTAACTTTAACCATATTACGAGTCAAACGAGAATTAACACCCGCACCCCCAATGAACATAATACAACCATCATCATCCCGTTCTGGTTTAGTTGATGGCAGATATTCTGGAATTTTGAGATATAGTACCGTTGACATTGCACATTCAGTATGAACATGCAGTGGATTATATTCTCCTTCCCATTGACTGATGACCCAGGCACTCTTCATTTGTGTCATCCACTGTGTATCTTTAACTTTATCAACATCATAAAAAGCTGCTTGTTGCATTGAACAGGCTTTAACATATTCACCAACAACATTCATAAGCCAATGAAATGCTGTGCCACCGGGAACTTTATAATCCGCCATCAACTGGTGTGGGATCAAAGGCTCATCTTCTATTTGTCCAGCAAGATTTTCTCCCCAATTTTTACGGTCAGGGTCTTGTAGTACTTGGTCTGTAATATCAAGCAGTGCATTTAGCATAAATGGAGGCAGTGTAACTCTCCATAAAACATCAGCCCAAGGCATGATAGGCACAACCTCAAGTTGTGTCACTCCAGCTTTACCTGCTTTTCTCTCTAATCGTTCTTGGTTTCTTCGTTGTTGTCTATTCATAGTCGAATCCCGAAAAATCTCGCTTTTTAAATTTTCCATTTGTTGCTACATCAAATGAGGGTGTATCATCTTCTTGGCCAGTATCGACCAATTCATCTTGAGCTGCTTGACTCACATCAAACAATCTCATCTTTGCTCTATCAATACCTACCACAAATTTACGATTTATAGTAGGGTCATTATATCTATTCTTCAACTGCTTTACTAATATTTGTCCGGCTTGTTCCATTTGTTCTGTTGAAATGATGGCAAACATAAAATCCGCCGTAGCAGGTAATCCAAAAGATTCGCTTGTGTCTTCCAGACCCACATCCGTATTGGAGTAGCCTGATCTTGTCGTTTGAGTTGCTGATACAATCGGGATCTTATTTTCCACAGCCAATCCACGGAGCTCCTCAGCAATGGATTTGATATAGGTATACGAGTTGACATTTGCACCTGCCTTTATTCTAGAGGATGTACATATATTAATATAATCAACAAAAATAATATCAGGTACAAAAGACCTTTTTAGATTCAGTTCATTTAACAATGCACGGAAATGATTAACACCAGCAGAAGCTGTGGGGTATTCTTTAACAATTAACTTTCCTTTAATTGTTGTGTTTAGATTATTTATTTTTCTGTCATAAATGTCTTTGGGTAATTCATGCAAATCATCTATCGAAACATCTAGCAAATTAGCATCAATTCTTTCTGCTATTTTTTCTTCTGCCATCTCTAATGTAATATAAAGTACATTTTGATTTTGAGATAGACAAGAAGCTGCTACATGGCACATGAACAATGACTTACCAACTCCAGTACCTGCAAGACAAATATTTAACGTCTTCTGTGGTAATCCTCCTTTTGATATTTTATTAAAATATTCCAAATCAAAAGGAATACGGTCTTCCACACGATGATAATAATCAAAGCGGGCATCGCTATCATCAAGGTAATCATGCCCAACATGAGGATCAAAACTAACAGCAAGGGCATCAGAAAGAATGTCAGGAATAGCCCCCTTATCAGCCGTGGACTTCGGATTGTCCAAGATTGAGATTGATTCGACCACTGCATTGTAGATTGCTTTGTCTTGGCAGAATTTTTCAGTCCTGTCCAATAACCAGTTAATATCCGTGTATTCTTCTGTGTTGGAATTAATTTCATCTAAAAGCTCTATAGATTCTTTGAACTCTTCCTCATTTATTTTCATCTCTTGAAGCTCAATCACCAGAGCTTCTTTTGAAGGTAGAGTATTATATTTAATTACAAAATCATTTACCTTATCATAGACTATCTTATCAGCATTTTCTGTAAAATAATCCACATTCAGAAAGGGTAAAACCTTTCTGGTGTACTCTTCATTCTGTAGTAAGTTCTTCAGTATCGCTGTTTCTGTTCTCATTTTCTGCTGATTTCCATAATAGTTCAATTATTGCTTCACCAATTCTCTGTTCAAATTCTTCTCCTTGCTCGTCAGTGATGTCTCTCTC